ATGGCGGGGTTGCATTTTCTGCGCCCCGCAATCTCCGGGTTCCCCCCCAAAATGGGCCCCATCAAGCGGTTTGAAAAATGGTGGGACAGATGGCGGGACAATTCCTGGCGCCCTGCCAAGTCATTGATTAAATTGAAAAAAATTTTAAAAATGGCAGCCCGTAGGGTTGTTGCAGTTTCCAGCGAAAACAACGGCGTAGGTTGTCCAACCGACCCCAAGTTCCCCATTGATAACAAAGCGGAAAAGCCCGCTTTGTCCAACGCGAAAAAGCGGTCCAGTTTCAGCCAATTCATGAAGCCGGAACACAAGCGCATGTCGCGCATGATCGGCTACACCCTGACCCTCGGCGATGCTGACGCATGGGCCGGTTTCACGACCGTAGCAATGGCGCGCCTGACCGTCGAAGAGCGCGCCGCACTGGCATGGGCGGCACTCCGGGCGCTCGATACCCCGGAACAGGCCGAGCAGGTCGCCGAAGCTGTCCTGTCCTTCGCTGATTATCCCCTGCCGACCTTCCTCAGTCCGATGGACGATGCGCGCTGGTGGGCTTCCTTCGCCTCTCTGAAAGAGCGCAAGGCGTATGCGCTGGCGGCATACGAGGCCCTGCCCATGCGCGAGCAGATGGCGTTCCGCAACCATATCTCGGAAGTGGAGATCGCCGCATGAAGATGCTTGTCCACCGAACTGCGGGCGGCTCGGCTCTGCCCTTCATTCTCGATGACTTGAAGCTGCACCTTCGGGTTCCCGATGACGCCGAAGATACGGCGGTGCAGAACATCGGCCTGACGGCGGCGGCAGAGATCGAGCAATTCGCCCAGATCGCCCTGCTGACCCAGACGATCCGCGTCACGATCTTCAACCCGCCGCAAGAGTATGGCTTGAACCTGCCCATCGGCCCTGTGGCGGATGATGACGTGCCGACCGTGACCATCGACGGCGAGGCGTTCACCGCCTTTGACTTTGTGGGCGGCAACCGTCCCTACATCCGGTGGCTGGCGAGCTACTACGACCTGACCCCCAGCCGCATCATCATCGAATATCAGGCCGGGTTCGGCGCGGGCGCATCGGATCTTCCGTCCGACCTCGCTCAAGCCCTCATGGATCAGGCCGCGCTGCACTATGACGGCAGGTCGCCGATGGACGCCAAGTCCCTGACGACATCGCCGCACATGGCCCGCGTGGGCGCTCGCTATCGCGGGGTGCAGGTATGACCGACCGTGAGCTTGATGAACTGCTGACGATCCGCTGGCCCATGGTCATGCGGCGCGTGATGGCGGACGGCACGGACGAATGGCTCAAGGGCTTTGTCCGGTCCATCGCCAAACACGGGAAGCGCGCGTCGTGGCGTCCCACGGGGAAGCAAGAGCAGATCATGCGGCGGCTGGTGTCCGAGCTGGGCACCGCCCCCGAGCGTGATGTTGAGCTGATCGAGAGGTGAGAAAGACGAAGCCCGCCGTTGGCGCGGCGGGCTATGCGGCAGTCGGCGTTCACGGGTTAGCCGGGGCTGACGCATCACAGTGCTACCGGGTAACGGGCCAAAGCACAAGGGCAGCTATTCCGCGTCGTGCGGTCTCTCCAAGCCCTAAGGCCCCACTGCCACCCTCTACGGCGGTGAACATGGGAGAGCGGACCGAGCCGAGGGAAAGGCAGGTCTGGCCTAAGCGGCGGCCCGGCTCCGGTGAGCAGGCAAGATCGCGGCGGTCAGGGCGGGAGGCGGGTTTTCAACCCCGCTGGAGTAACCCGCTTTCTGACCGTCACAGCAACCCTCACCAGTGAGCAGAGGGCAGAGAGAGCAACGATTGAACGAAGAGATACACGCGAGAGTGAACACGATGACCGAGGCAGCGAAGAAAGAAAGATCATGGCGCAAGGCGGATGGCTCGATCCTTCCGCCCGCGCCGCGTCGTTCGCAGGGTCACACGCCCGACCTCTTCGCATCTGGTTCCAATGCCGCGACTTTGGCCCGCCCGTGTAACCGTGTGTCTGACTCTTCAATTTTCGCGCCCGGCGCAGAGCTGGAAAACGCGGCCCCGGCAGAGCGAGCTATGCAATTCATGCATAGCCTTCATATCCCCGAGGGGCCGAACGCCGGGAAGCCCGTCACGCTCGCACCCTTTCAGCGCCAATTCATCGAAGGCGCGATGGCCGACACAACCGCCAACGCCATTCTAAGCATCGGGCGCGGCAACGGGAAATCCGCGATCACGGCGGGCCTCGCCCTCGGCGGTCTGATCGGCGTTTGGGATCGCCAGCCCCGCCGCGAGATCATCGCAGCCGCGCGGACCCGCGATCAGGGGCGCATCATCTGGGACTTTGTGGCGGGCTTCATCGCCAGCCTGCCCATGGAAATCCGGCGGCACTTCATCTTCCGGCGCGCCCCCCGGCTTGAGATCGAATATGAGGGCGACGGCGGCGGGCATATCCTGCGCGTGATCGCGGCGGACGGGAAATCCGCGCTCGGCGGCGCTCCGACGATGGCGATCCTTGACGAGCGCGGGCACTGGGCCCTTGATCGCGGCGACGAGCTGGAACATGCGCTGCTGTCCGGTCTGGGCAAGCGCGAGGGCCGGGCCTTCCTGATCAGCACCAGCGCCAGCGACGACACGCACCCCTTTTCCCGGTGGATCGACGATCCTTCACCCGGCTCCTATGTCCAAGAGCATCGGCCCGCGCCCGGCCTGCCCGCCGACGATGCCGAAAGCCTGCTGATCGCCAACCCCGGCGCGCCTCATGGCATCGGCGGTTCTCTGGAATGGCTGGAAGCTCAAGCCAAGCGGGCCATTGCGCGGGGCGGTTCCAGCCTCACGAGCTTCCGGCTCTACAACCGCAATGAGCGCGTGTCCGGGGAATCGCGTGACCTGCTGATCACCCTGGACGAATGGCTCGCCTGCGAAACCTCGGCGCTGCCACCCCGCGAAGGCGGCGTCGTGATCGGGATCGACCTCGGCGGCTCGGCCTCGATGACGGCGGCGGCGTTCTACTGGCCCGAGACGGGGCGGCTTGAATGCCTCGGCACCTTTCCGTCCATGCCCAGCCTCTTGGATCGCGGCCAGACGGACGGCGTGGCCAGACGCTATGTCGAGATGCATGACCGGGGCGAGCTGTCCGTTCTCGGCGACAAGACCGTGCCAGTCGCGCCGTGGCTGGTCGAGGTGATGCGCCATGTCGAGGATCAGCCCGTCATCGCGATCACGATGGACCGCTACAAGCAGGCCGAGCTGGGGGAAGCGATCAGCCGGGCGGGTATCCGCGCGCCGCTGGTCTGGCGCGGTCAGGGCTTCCGGGACGGCGGCGAGGATGCAGAGCGGTTCCGCCGCGCCGCCTTCGACGGGCTGGTGAGGGCCAAGCCGTCCCTGCTGCTGCGCTCGGCCTTCGCGGACACGGTGTGCCTGCGCGACCCGGCGAACAACATCAAGATTGCGAAGGCCCGATCCACGGGCCGGATCGACGCGGCGGCGGCATCGGTTCTGGCCGTTGCGCAAGGCGCGCGGATCGCAGCTCAACCCAAAGCGAAAGCGAGGATGCAATGGTTCTGAACGCTGGAAGCCTCAACCGCCGCATTCAGCTCAAGCGCGCGACGACGACGCAGGATGACTTCGGCGGAACCATCTACGAATGGCACGACCACGGCCCGCCGATCTTCGCCAGACGCCGCGACGTGTCCGACGCCGAGCGCCTGAGCGCCGCCGCGTGGGACAACAAGCTGGTGGTCCGTTTTGTGGTCAGGGCGACAGCCTTCGCGAGGGGCCTCAAGCGAACCGACATGATCGCGCACGAGGGCGTCCCCTACGGGATCGACGGCATCAAGGAGGTTCCCGACAACCGGGGCTTTCTCGAAATCACCGCGATCACGTCCGAGGGCTTGGAAGTCAATTCACCATTCGAGGTTTGAGCCTGTGAGCATTCGCAAAGAACATCATCGGCATTCCCGGAAGATCACCCGGACGAAACGCTGGAAGGCGCTACGGGCCGAGATCCTCGAACGCGACCGCTACCGCTGCCGGTCCTGCGGCTGCGGCGGGCGGCTCGAAGTGGATCACGTCAAGCCGGTCAGGACACACCCCGAGCTGTCCTATGAACCGCGCAACCTTCAGGCGCTTTGCCCCGGTTGCCACACCAGAAAGACAAGGATCGAGTGCGGGCATCCCCCGCCCCGAGAGGACCGCCAGAACTGGCGGGAAGCAGTCGAGGCGCTTGAGCGGCCCGGCACCCCTATTGAGCAGAAAGGATAAACCATGCTCGAATCAGTGAAGATCGCCCGGCGGCAAAGCGAAATCCGCCAGAACCTCGCCGAGCTGGCGGGCAAGGAAACCCCGTCCGAGGATGAAATCCGGTCCATGGAAAAGCTGGACCTCGAATATCGGTCCAACGAAACCCGCTATCGCGCGGCTCTGATCGCCGAGGATACCGAACGCCGGGACGCAGGCGGCGAGCTGGAAACCCGCACGGCGCAGGAATGGGCCAACCTCATGGCCGGTTTCGAGATGCGTCAGGTGGCGCTGGCCCTTGATGAGGGGCGGCAACTGGACGGCCACACGGCGGAAATCGTGTCCGAGCTGCGCAGCGCGGGCGGTTTCCGGGGCATCCCCGTTCCGTGGCAGGCGCTCGAAGTCCGGGCCGGTGAAACCGTCGCCAGCGGCACCCCGAACCCGATCCAGACCCGCCCGATCATTGATCGCCTGTTCCCGGACAGCGTGGCGGCGCGCATGGGGGCGCAGATGATCAGCATCGACGCGGGCGCGCTGGAATGGCCTGTGACCACCTCGGCTGTCACGGCGGGCTGGGCAGACGGCGAGACGGCCAACGTTGCAGGTCCGACCACCTATGCCACAACCGACCGGGCCATGTCGCCGGACCACAACCTCGGCATTCAGATGCGCATCACCCGCAAGACCCTGAAACAGTCCGGCGCGGCGCTGGAACAGGCGGTGCGGCGCGATATGAGCGGGGCCATGGGCGCGGCGATGGATCAGGCGGCGTTCCTCGGCACCGGGGCCAACGGCCAGCCGCTCGGCGTCATCACCGGCGCGGCCACCTATGGCATCACGGCCACGGCGGTGGATGCGCTGGCGAGCTGGGGCGCATTCCGCGCCGCCGTCACCCGGTTCATGACGGCCAATGCCGCCGGTTCGCCGGACGCGGTGCGGGCACTGATCCGGCCCGAGCTGTGGGACTATCTGGACAGCGTTCTGATCAGCGGCACGGCGGTTTCCGAGTGGGACCGGCTGGTGAAAAACCTGCCCTCGGCCAACATCGCCATGACGAACAACGCGCTTGCTGCGCCGTCCGGCACCCCCGAGGCCACCTCGGCCCTGCTGACCACCGCGGCGGGCGGTGTGGCCCCGCTCTTCATCGGCGCATGGGGCGCGGTGGACATGATCCGCGACCCCTACAGCGATGCACAGTCCGGCGGGCTGCGGATCACTGCCCTTGCCACCATGGACGTGACCGTGGCGCGCCCGGCCCAGCTCGAACTGCTGACCGGCCTCGAACTGGCGGCGGGTGAATAAATGCTCTGGGGCGCTCATGTCGGCAGCCTTGAGCTGCGCACCGAGGGCGGGGAAACCCGCCTTCGGGCAAGCTTCCCATATGGCCGGGAAACCGTGCTGGCCGAACGCATGGGGGCAGGGCGTGAGCGTCGTGAGATGATCGCGGCCCGCGCCTTCGCGGATCGGCTGGAACGCGGCGAGGATGTGCATTTTCTGGCCGGTCACGACTTCAACAAGCCGCTGGCGTCACGTTCCGCCGGCACTCTGACCCTGACCGAAACCGATGACGCCCTGACCGTTGAAGCGACGATCAGCGCCGACATGGGGCAGGTCAGCTATGTCAGGGACTTCCTGTCCGCCCATGCGGCCGGTCTGGTGCGGGGCCTGTCGCCGGGCTTCCGCGTCCGGCCGGGTGGCGAGACGGTCGAGGAACGCGGCAACGCGATCCTGCGCACGATCCGGGCGGCTGACCTGATCGAGATCAGCGCCGTCACGAAACCCGCCTATCCGCAAGCCCAGATCGAGGCCCGGAACTGGCAACCCATTGGCGAGGTAGCAAAGCGCATGGCGCATCGCCCCGCCGCAATCCGGTGGAGGTGACAATGCTCGGATGGCTCATGAACAAACTGCGACCGATCGAGGCGCGGTCCAGCGGCTCGGGATACACCGCGCAAGTCATGGCGGCGCGTGACAGCTTCATCAGCGGGCGGCGCGGCGTGGCCGAGCTGACGGCGACGGTGCAGAGCTGCGTCAGCCTTTGGGAAGGCGGCTTTGCCATGGCAGACGTGACCGGCACCGACCTGCTGACCCGGCAGACCATGGCGATGATCGCCCGAGGCATTGCGTTGAACGGCGAGGCGGTGTTTCTGATCACAGAGCTGGGGCTTGTCCCGGCGACGGATTGGGACGTGACCACCCGCGACGGCAAGCCGCGCGCCTATCGCCTGTCCATCCCCGAGGCGGGCGGCGGGCGCACTGTCACGGCCCTTGCCGCCGAGGTGCTGCACTTGCGGATCGGCTCGGACAACCTGACGCCATGGATCGGCACCGCGCCGCTGCGCCGGTCCAGTCTCACGGGCGGGATGCTTCATGCGGTCGAGGCGGCGCTTGCAGAGACTTTCGAGAACGCCCCGCTCGGCTCGCAGATCGTGCCCTTGCCCGACACTGGCGCCGATGACATGGCCACCATGCGCAACGCCTTCAAAGGGCGGCGCGGTTCGACACTGGTGATCGAAGGTGTCGCCCAGGCGACGGCGGCGGGCATGAACCCGACCATCGGCCAGAAGCCCGATCAGCTTTCGCCGGACCTGTCCAAGAGCATGACAGACGAAACGCTGTCAGCGGCGCGCGAGGGAATCGGCATGGCCTATGGCGTCCTGCCGTCATTCTTCAACCGCGCGGCCACCGGACCCGTCATCCGCGAGGCACAACGCCAGCTCGCAATGTGGACGTTGCAGCCCATCGCCGAGATACTGGCAGACGAGGCAACGGCCAAGCTCGGGGCCGAGGTGACGATTGACACTCTACGCCCGCTTCAAGCCTTTGACGCTGGCGGGCGCGCCCGTGCCCTCTCTGCGATCATCAAGACGATGGCCGAAGCAAAGGAAGCGGGCATATCACCTGCTGACGTGTCCGGCGCGATGCGCATGGTGGATTGGGAAAAGTAGGGCGATCAGTCGCCCGCCAAGCTGGCCTCGAAATCGGCTTCCAGCTTGGCGAAGTGGGCTTTCCGGCCCTCGGCGTCGATCAGGGAGTGAAACAGGGGGGATGCGGTGTTGATGACCTCGCATCCGTTCACCTCGATCAGGTTGCCTTCGCGGCCCGTGACCGTCACGCCGATTGATCCTTTGTCATAGCCCGCGTCGGTCAGCTCAAGCATGACCAGCGTGTAATTCTTTCCGACCTCAATCATCGCTCGCACCTTCCTTCAATCTGACCCCGACGCCACCGCCGTTTTTCGCAATGAACTGCACCCCGGCGTCCTCAAGGGCTTTCTGCACCTTCATCAGAGTATCCAGCCTGACCCGGACGATCTTTCCGCCCTTCGCTTCCATGTTCCGCACGGTGTTGATGCTGACCGAGGCGCGCTCGGCCAGCTCGGCTTGCTCCATCTCAAGCAGCACCCGCGCGGCGCGGATTTGTGTTCCGGTCATACTCATGTGGTGATGATACCCAAGGAAATGGTTGACAGCAATAAAATAGTAAATATGGTTCTGATACCCAACTTGACGTATTGAAACCCCAAGAAAGGGAATATCATGACCAAATCTGCCACCATGTCCCGTCGCACCCTCTTGTCCGCGCTGCCCGCCTCGGGCGTGGCGCTGGCGCTGCCCAGATCGGCCCGCGCCGATGACCGCGCCGCAATCCTCGAAGTGATCCAAGAGCTTGAGGGATGGCAGGGCTGGGAAGCCTCAAGCGTCGTGGCTGCGAAAGCCTATGCCGCCTATCGGATGCGCGAGGCGATGGCGCTGGACCTGCCGGACCCGGAATATGCGCGGATGCACCTCGATTTTCAGGGCCAGTCCTTCGACGGATACCGCCGGTCCTACTGGTTCGAGCGCGACACGGCGGAAGGCAAGGTGATGCTGCCACCGCGTCCCTCGGCTTCTCTCTAACTGAACCTTCCACATTAACGCTTGACGCGCGCCCTTATCGTGGGTTACTCAATAAGAATGAAATCGAGTGCCTTCATAAAGATCGTGGCGGAAGCCTACAGGGTCGAGGAAAAGACCGTGACGCTCTATGCCCGTTTCATGAAAGAAGCGGGGCTGATCACTTCCGGCGCAAGGGGGGTGAACGCCCCGCACATGCACCCGCGCGATGCGGTGCGCCTGACGATTGCACTGCTGGCAACGGGCACCGCCGCACATGCGGTCCCGCTCTATCAGCGGTTCGCCGGAATGACGATCCAGCCTGACCGCTCGAATGGCCCTCACCCGGCCAGCCTTGGCGTCCATGAGGGCGCAACGCTGGAATCGGTTCTGCTGCACATGTTCACCAGCGACATGTTTCCCGAGGGTGTCGAAGGCGGCGGGCCGTTCGAGTGCGCCCCATACCTTGAGCTGCAAGAGAATCAGCGCATCGCCACGATTGAGCATTCGCCGCTGGTGGACGGCAAGCTGGTCCATGGTGAGCGGAAGCGGGCGGGCCTCTACTTCGCCACCCGCAACCGGCCCGAGGACATGGCCCTTGAGGATCGCCGCGCGCATGGCGGCATCTTCATTTCCCGTGGTGTCGCCCCGATTGCCCTCACTCAATGCGCCCTGCCGTTTTACCTCGAGTGGCGCGACAAGGTGTCGTGGGAAACCATGGCGAAAGAGACCGAGGAAGAGAAAGAGCAGCGGTTCCGCTTTGGTAACTTCACGCCGAGCAAGGGCCTATGGTTCGACCGTGATCTTGGGGAGGGCGAATAATGGCTGCCCGTCCCGCCCTTGTCTCGCAGACCGAAATCAAGCGCACCCTGCAAGCGGCGTTGTCCGCTGGCCTGCGCATCGGCAGGGTCGAGGTGGATCACGCCACGGGCCGGGTTGTCGTGTTCCCCGAGGGCGCGGCGGCGCAAGTCGCTGGCCCCGATCCTGACGAGCTGCTGCGATGACGCGGCGCAAGAACCCATATCCCGGCGTTCGCAAGAACGTGGTCAAGGGGCGCATCTACTGGAAGTTTGAGCGCGGTGACTTCCGCATCAACCTGCCCGGCCCCTACGGCTCGGCGGACTTTCTGGCGGCATACGAGGCCGCGCTTGCCGGTTCCAAGCCCTCGAACGCATCGACGGCCCTTGCGGGCACCCTCGCATGGCTGATCGAGCAATACTTGCGCAGCCTGCGGTTTCAGAACCTCTCCGACAGCCGCAAGCGCACGATCCGCCTTGAGCTGGATTGGCTGCGGAAAGAGGCGGGCAAGTATCAATTCGAGCGGCTGGAAGTCCGGCACGTCGAAGCCCTCATGTCGAAGAAGAAAGGCCCGACCGCCGCGAACACGGTCAAAAAGAACATGTCGATGCTGTTCAACTTCGCGGCCAAGAAGCTCGGCTACACCGGCCCGAATCCGGCCCGCCATGCAGAACGGATGAAAACGAACCCGGACGGCTTCCACACATGGACAGACGCCGAGGTGAGCCGGTTCCTTGATCGGCACGGCCCGACCACCAAGGCGCGGCTGGTGATGCTGCTGGCCCTCAACACTGGCATGGCGCGGCAAGACCTCGCCCGCGTCGGTCGCCAGCACGTCAAGGCGGGCCGGATCGCCTATCGCAGGCACAAGACCGCCGTGGCGGCTGACATGCCGATCCTGCCCGAGCTGGCCGAGGAGCTGCGCCACGTCCCCAAGGACCGGCTGCTGTTCGTCACGCAGGACAAGAGCGACAAGCCCTATGCCGTCGCATCGCTGGGCAACTGGTTCCGCGACAGGTGCGCCGAGGCCGGTGTTCCCGGATCGCTGCATGGCCTGCGGAAGGCCGGGGCCACCAGACTTGCGGACGCCGGGGCATCGGAATGGGAGATCGCGTCTTACCTTGCGCACTCCGACACGACGCAGGCGGCAGTCTACACCAAAAAGGCCAACCGGGCGCGCCTTGCCGACAGCGGATTTGCGAAGCTGAATGCGGGGAAAGTGTCCAACCTATCCGACGAGTTGGACAGGAAGGAAGGAAAAGCCAATGAATAA